ACTGCTCGATTAGGTCATGCCTGTGACCTCATCATTAACTAGACCCGCTCGGCCAGGTTTCGCACTGCAACGGCGGGTCTTTCTTTTTTCAGTGATCTGATCTACATTCCCAAAAATACAGCTCACCACTGCAAGAAAGGTTAAGTAATGGCAAAAGCCAAAAGTAAAAATCCTGTTGGTAGACCCAAGTTCGAGGTAACCGAAGAGGTTCTAGCACGAACAGAAAGAGCAATGGCTCAAGGCTTAACCAAAGAACAATGCGCTGGCGTCCTTGGCATTTCAGTCTCAACCTTTCAGCTTTATCAGGCAGAATATTCGGAATTTTCGGAAGCTATAAAAAAAGGTGAGGCCAGCGGAATAGAGCAAGTTACCAACGCGCTCTTTGAAAATGCCACTGTGGATCGCAACGTGCCGTCTATCATCTTCTACCTAAAGAACCGTGCCGGCTGGGTAGATAAAACAGAAACAAAAATTCATGAGGAGCGTACAGTAACCCTCGACCTGACAAGGATTGGTACAGATGAACTCGCAGCAATTGAACACGCTTTTATCCAATCTAACACTGGAACAGGTCAGGGCAGAGAAGTACCGCAGGTCATTGAAGGAGTTTACGAAAGCAGCATGGCCGACGATTGAGCCAGGGGTAGACTACCAAGACAATTGGCATTTAGATGCCATATCAGATCATCTCCAGGCAGTGGTCGAGGGCGACATCCGCCACTTGATCATAAACGTGCCTCCCAGACATTCCAAGTCAATCAGCGTGGCAGTGGCACTGCCTGCTTGGGTTTGGAGCAGAGATCCAAGTACGAAATTCTTATACGCATCCTACGCTTCCAGCCTGTCGATCAGGGATGGTACAAAGTGCAGGCGGTTGATCGATAGCCCGTGGTATCAAAATCACTTCGGGGATAAGTTCAAGTTGACTGATGATCAGAACCAAAAGCAGCGGTTCGAGAACGATAAGTCAGGCTATCGAATTTCGACATCTGTTGGCGGCGCACTCACCGGGGACGGTGGCGATATTATCTGCATTGATGATCCACACAACGTCACAGATACTGACAGCTCCAAGGTGCGTGAGGGCGTCCTAGAGTGGTGGGATCAAGCAATGCAGACCAGACTTAACGATCCCAAGACATCGAGCTTTATCCTGATCATGCAGCGCGTCCACGAAAACGACCTCACTGGCCACCTGTGTCAAGAAATGGGCAACGAGTGGTCACATTTATGCCTGCCAGCGAGATACGAAATAGGTCATCCTACGCCGTCACGCTCACCCCTTGGCTTCACAGATCCGCGCACCAAGGAGGGCGAACTGCTGTGGCCCGCACGGTTTGGCGAGAAGGAGCTATCGACCTTGGAGCGGAGCCTTGGCTCTTACGCAGCCGCCGGGCAATTACAGCAACGTCCGAGCCCCAAGGGCGGCGGTATTCTCAAGGCGTCCTGGTGGGTTCCCTGGGAGAGCGAAGAGCTGCCAGAAATTGAGCATGTATTGCAATCGTGGGACACCGCGTTTGAGGGCAAGGAAAGTTCTAGCTTTAGCGCGCGAACTACTTGGGGCGTGTTTCGTCACAAGGGCGCCATGTGCGCTATTGTGCTGGAGGCTTACTGGGACAAGCCGTCGTACCCAGAACTACGCAAGATTGCCCAGGAGGCTTACGACGAGTGGGAGCCCGACGTAGTGCTGATCGAGAAGAAGGCGTCGGGCCAGTCTTTACTGCAAGATTTACGCATGGCCGGCGTCCCGGTCTTGGCATATTCTCCTGACCGGGATAAGGTTGCGAGGGCACACGCTTCGAGCGCATTGCTGGAGGATGGTAGAATATACTACCCAAGTGACAAGAAGTGGGCTAAAGAGTTAATAGAAATTATAAGTGCATTCCCGGCGCACCCGAATGACGACGTGGTGGACACCTGCACGCAAGCCTGGCTAAGATTACGAAAGGGTTGGTTCCTAGAACACAGTACCGATCCAGAAGAAGACGAAATAAACGAACCCAAGAGGATGACGATGTATGGCTGATCCAAAAATTATCCCGTTCGCCGAGGGCTTGCCCGACGATAGCTTAATGGTTGAGGAACTGCCCGACGGCGATGTTTTGGTAGGCGATCCCGAACTAGACATGCAGGACGAGATTGACGACGCCCAGTTCGACATCAACCTAGCTGAGACAATCGACGAGAAAGAGCTATCCCGAAAAGCGCAAGAGCTAATCAGCTATTACGAGAATGACGAGGAAGCTCGATCAGAGTGGAAGGAACGCTACACTCAGGGATTAAAGACACTAGATCCTGATGGCGGAATGGACGAGGGCGAATCTGAGCGCGCGACGCGCGGATTGTCCGTAGTGGTACACCCGCTGATTGCCGAAGCTGCCACGCAGTTTAACGCCAAGGCCATTGCTGAATTATACCCGTCTGGCGGGCCAATCAAGACTGTGATCGTTGGCGATCCAGACGAGGAGATTGAGGAGCAGGGGCGCCGCGTTCGTGAATTTATGAACTGGCAAGTCACCAACGAGATGCAGGAATACTTCCCTGACCTCGATCAATTGCTGTTTCACCTGCCGCTGGTTGGCCAGGCGTTTAAGAAAGTCTGGTGGGATGCTAACCTAGATCGGCAGTGTAGCCAGTTCGTTAAGGCTGAAGACTTCGTGGTCGCCCCGGAAAGCAAAGATTTATACACGTCACCGCGCTACACCCACGTCATCCGTATGCCGAAGAATGACTTTAATCGCTACGTCCAGAACGGATATTACCTGCCGGCGAAGTATGGATCAGGCGATAACATGGACCCGTCGGGCGATATTATCGGTGAGATTGAGGGCGTTGATCAGTACGACGACAGCAATGACGACGTGATGACACTGCTCGAAATGCACGTCTATGATTTGTTTGACGGCATTGACGGCGAGAATATGGATGATGACGACGAGGACGACAACGCAGTGGCGATCCCATATGTCATCACGATTGACTATGACAGTCAGGCTGTCGTGGCGGTTCGCCGTAACTGGAAGGAAGACGACGAGCTGAAGAAGCGCCGCGACTGGTTTGTGAGCTATAAGTTCCTGCCCGGTCTAGGCTTCTACGGCTTTGGTTTGTACCACATGATCGGTGGACTGGGTAAGGCGGCGACTGGATCGCTCCGCGCCCTTCTCGACAGTGCAGCCTTCTCGAATATGCAGGGTGGCTTTAAGCTGCGTGGCCGTGTTCAAGGCGGCGATATGCAGATCAGTCCCGGTGAATTTGTTGATCTCGACAGTACCGTCGATGACGTGAATAAAGCCATAATGCCCCTGCCCTTCAAGGAGCCGTCAGGCTCCCTGTTTAATCTGCTTGGCTTTATGGTTGAGGCAGGCCAGCGTTTTGCCAGCACTGCCGATCTAAACGTGGGTGACGTAAATCCCAACGCGCCAGTTGGATCAACGGTCGCCCTAATTGAGCAGGGCAGTAAGTCGTTCTCAGCAATTCACAAGCGACTGCACTACTCGCAGGGCCAAGAATTTAAAATGCTGGCGGCTCTAAACGCAGAAAACCTGCCAGAAGAATTTACCTTCGCAGTGGCTGGTGCAGCGGAAATCGTTTACGCCGCTGACTTCGATGATCGAATTGACATCGTGCCAGTGTCGGACCCCAACATATTCAGTACCGCACAGCGCATCTCGCAGGCGCAGGCCGTCCTGCAAATGGCGCAGTCAGCGCCACAGCTTCACGATCTTTACGAAGCCTACAAGCGCATGTACGAGGCTCTCCGCATAAACAACATTGATGAAATCCTGCAAAAGCCAGAGCAGGCTGTGCAAATGGACCCCATCGATGAAAATATGAGCGTCATGTATGGCAAGCCAATTCGTGCATTCTTGGAGCAGGATCACGATGCCCACATTGCGGTTCACATGCAGTTCATGCAAGACCCCTCTCTGGCAGGCAATCCAGCCGCACAGAAGACAATGGGGCCAATTCTAATCGCGCATATCGCGGAGCATATCGCGCTGCTGTATCGCCTTAGAATGCAGGCAGGCGTGGCAATGGAGCTACCGCCACTGCCAAACTTCAGAGACCCCAAGTTTAAGTTTGAAGAGGTCGATCCAGAACTTGATCGCGTTATTAGCCAACGTGCGGCAGAGGTTGTGCAGGCCGCACCGCAGATGAAGCAAATCGAGGCCATGCGTGGCATGATGGGTCAGCAGGGTCAGCAGGGTCAGGGCAATCCGCTGCAATACGCACAGCAGCTTGCACAGCTTGAGACAGAGGCACTTAAAGCCAGAACTCAGGCGCAAAT